TAGGGATGCGTGTAGCGTCCATAGCAAGCATAGGGTGTACTGTGAGTGCTAGGGCGTCTATACGTGCCCTTAGCTCTGCGTCTAGGGCTTTCTGGCTGTTGTAGCCTTTCTCACATACACCACGACCCCAGAAGCGTGAAGGAACTACGTCCCAAGGGAATGCAACCACTGGTCGATCTTTCATCATGTATGGACTAGCTTCGGCCTTAAGTAAGTGACCTTCGTTAGCAATTATAACAACAGCTTCTATCCAATACTTTTCTTTATCTTCTTCGTCTAACTCATAGTCCAGTTCTTCCTCAAGCATGTGTCGAGGTACAAGACCATAATACTTAGTTAGGCGTGTCTTATAATCTTGGTAAGTTGTAAAGCTAGACTGATCCGCTTCAAGTTCAAAATCATCACTAGCCGAGCCTATATCAATATTACGATAGACACCTTGCTCTTGTAATTGCTCTACTGTGTGCTGACCAACAAACTCGTCAATGGCTACACCTAAAGCTTCTTCTATGTTAGTGGCTGTAGGGTCAATACGAAAGTTCTGTGGTAAGATAGGACGTAAGCGTACAGCAGTGCGTTTAGACACAGTGACACCTACAGCTTCCATAGCACCATCCATGATTGATTCAGTAGAAGGTTTCATCTCGTTAACTTCTTCTAAGACAACCTCACCTATGCCATTACCAAAGACTGCTGAGTTGATTAGACACTCTGATACGTCCCTACGTACCTTGCACATATCAAAATCTTCATGTAACTTGTTACGTAAAAACTCTATGTCTGCGCTATCTGAGTCTCCTATATTGTCCCTAATGTCAAAGTATGTACCACGACCAAAGGTAGCCTCTTCTATCTCAGCTACGTTAGACTCTACTGCCTGTTGTAATGCTGGAGCTATGATACGACTACGTTCTGCCTGTCGTGTCTTATCCTCTGCTGCCCACTGACCACGCCATAGGCGATAGTATTCTTGGTGCTTGTCTGAGTAGTTATTGTCGTAGTAGTCTCCCCAATCATCTACTTTGTTCATAACCCACGCTTTGAGTGTCTGCTCAATGATAATTGGATCAGTTGATTCATTGTTATCGTTTAGGTACATTTTCATAATTTAATATCCAGAAAGTGAGTCAAGGACTTCAAAGTTATCTAACTCTTCAAAGTTACCAGTGTAGGTTACTTTAGCTAACTGATCTATGTAAGCCAGTGAGTCTATCAAGTCGTCATGGGTCAAAGGGTCGGGAAAAGCAAATAACTGGTCAAGAAAGATAGGGTGCCATTCTTTTTTCTTTTTATTTAAGGTTACACGACCATGCTCAAAACGACCCTGTAAGGCCCACATGATTCTATCAGTCTTACGTTGATTGCCGTGAGTTAGTTCCTCTACACGAAAGTAAAAGTCCTGTCGTTTCATCATATCCATTAATGGTGACATAACAGCTTGTTTAGAGATACCACGCTCTATGCCAATAGACAAAGGTTTGTAGTCCCTTACTGCTTGAAATATCTTACGTGCTGTTTCATCTAACGTCCATCTACCATGAATAACGTCCTCGATAAACCAACCATCTTCATCTACCCACACTATAGATATAGCTGACGAGTCTAAACGGCTTGTGTTGCCTTTCTTTTTAGATACGTCTTGAAAGCCAGCTAAGTCAATAGCAATGTAGTAGTCACCCTCTGACAATGGTTTATCACCAAAGTTTAACCATTCCTCTTTAAACATCTCAGAGCTTTGGTTCTTAAAACTAGCCATGAACTCTTGCTGAAAAGCGTGAGTTGACATAGATTTCTTAGCTACGTCTATTTCCTCAGGGTCTAGTGTTTCATTATCGTAGCTGGTAAAGTGCCAAGCTGTAAACGTAGTATCTTCATCACCACTTAGCTCTGCGTACTTGAATAGATCATAGAAGTGATTACGACCCTTAGGTGTGCCTATGAATAAGCAGCCTCCCTTTTGGTCAGCTAAGGCTGGTCTTAGTATCTCTTCAAACACCTCAGCTTTCATGTCTGCGTACTCGTCCAGCACTAGAAACTTAAGACTTACGCCTCGCATAGTGTCTGGTCTGTCTGCACCCTTAAGGCTAATGGTAGAACCATTGATTAGGGTTATCTGCATATTGTTTATGTGTGAACTTCGTATGACAGGAGCACCTAGCTCTACCAGTAGTTTCCACATAATGTCTCTAGCCTGACCTTGTGTAGGCGCTACGTAGAACACATGTGAGTTAGGTAGGTTAGCCTGTAGGCCGTTGACAATCAACAACCAAGCAGCTAGGCGTGACTTACCACACCTTCGACCTGCTGCAACTACTCGGAATCTAGTCTGGTCTGCCCATACTTTCTTTTGCCACTCAAGTAGTTCAATCTGTAAGTCACTCATACTACAGTGTACTCCCCTTCTTGAGCATCTTCTTGATCATCAGGAGACTGAGGAGAACTTATGTCAGTTTGTCCTACACCAGTTATATTGATCTGTATGGCTGACTTGCCTCCGCCTTTAATGATTTCCTTCTCAAAGGCTGCTATGGGAGCTACACGATCCATGACAAGCTTCCACGCTGACGCTTGGTTCTTATGGTCATGGTCTAGGGCTGCATCAAAGATAGCGTCCAACACTTTAGCTGACTTAGGTGACGCAAGCATCCTAGCTTTGTACTCGTTGATAATCGTAGCGTCACCTTTAGGCCGACCAATAATCCCCTTAGGTTTCTTTAGTAATGCTTTAGGTGGCCTACCTTTGCGTTTAGCAACTACAGGTTCTTTTGGTGTTGACAAATCAATTACCTCTTTGTTGAGATTGAGTGTACTTAAGTATACTTAAGAATCTTAAAGCTATTCTTTAATTTATAAACAAAGAAATAACTAAAAGGTTCTTAAGTATACTTAAGACTCTTTAATCTATTCTTTAATTACAAACAAAGTAATAAATAAAAGAATCTTAAGAAGCTTTATAACATAAGTATATTATAACATATTTAGAGCAGAAAGTCAATCTATTTCTCATGTTTCTTTTGTAAACATATGTTTCCTTTAGTGTGCACATGATAATGAGAGTCATTCCCATGTATACCAATGAGTTACCTGTGTTTTCTTTTGTAATCTTTTATTGACTTTTGTGTCATAAGCAGAATGACTCTTTTGTAAACTTAGGTGGCTACTACAGTTATACCGCAGAGTCCCCAGACCCCCGACCCCCCTAAAGTCACCTAGTGACTCTAAGGTCATTCCGTGACTATCTTAAGGTCTTTAGTCACATTCCGAATCCATCAGCGATTGAGTCACATCAAGACTCATCAGTCACCTTAAGGCCTGGTGTTGACTTAAGGCCTTGGGTATGCTAAGGGTGTCTAGCCTTAGGTGTCAATAGTTTGACAGTAGACCTTGAGTTACCATAAGTTTACATGGGTTGTCAATAGCGTGACTATTGTGACCTAAATAGTCACAGGTTGACAAGTGTATGCCTAAGTGGGTGCCTATGGAGACACTTGACACCCAAGCAAACCTGTGAGTCTGTGGATAACTCTGTGCATATGTGTATAAGTTATCCACATGTATCTAAGGCTTTATATAAGCCATTCTAAGCCTATCTATGGTAAACCTAGGCTAACATATGAATAATGTTTTTACGTTGATTCTATGACTATTGTCAGTATTTTGACACAAGCACCCTTTGTTTATGCGTGTGCGCGTGAATAGCATACATTGGGTTATTGTGTCAAATTTATTTATTATGTGACTGGTTAGTTCTGTCTATTGTGAGTTTTTAAGTTGCGAGTATACTTAACCCAACAACAACGAAGCAGCAGCACAATAGTCAAAATATTGACACTTGGAGAATATTATGAATACCTTAACTACGCCACTAACTGCACAACAAGAAGCGAGCATTTACTACACTGCACCTTGCATTGAGCAGACCGCAATCAAGCGTGATGCAACAGAAATTCTAGCTACCGTGGGCGTTATGGCTTTGAGCCTAAGCATGTTAGCTTTATTAGCTGCACCCTTTATAGCAATGATACTTTAAACAACCAACTAATAGGCCTCACA